GCGCGAAGATTGTTTTAAAAAATGGCGATGTATTAGAAGCAGTTTCAGACACAGCAAGTAGTTTGGATGTAGTTACTTCATTCATCGACGAAATTAGTACGTAGGAGTAATTATGACTGCAGTAATAAATGGAATCCAATATATTGGAGGACAGACATCACCGGATGATTTTATAAAAAATCAAGCTTCAACAATTGATGGTACACAAACTGTTGAGAACGGAGTTCTCGCAGGTCCAATAACTATACCTGGTACAATAACAGTAACAGGAACATTGGTAGTAGTTTAATGAGTAAAATAGAAGTTGATGAAATAGTTAAACAAAGTGGTTCTACTCTTACATTAGGAGGCCCAGGAACTGCTGTAACTTTAGGATCTGGTGCAACACAAACAGGTTTTGGTCGTACTGGAACTGTAGATTGGTGTACAACAGCTAAAACATCTCCGTTTACATCTGTTTCAGGTAAAGGCTACTTCGTCAATACTACAAGTGGAGTAGTAACTGTTACATTACCAGCTTCTCCATCTGCTGGAGATATCGTTTCAATAAAAGATTACGCAAGTACATTTGCTTCAAACAATGTAACTATTGGAAGAAATGGATCAAAAATAGCTTCAGAATGTATAGATGCTACTTTAAAAACAGACGGAGATTCAATTACTTTAATTTTTGTTGATGCTACACAAGGTTGGTTAAACATACAAACAGATGATACTATTGTAGGACAATCATTTGTTGCAGCAACAGGTGGAACAGTTGTTACTTCTGGTAATTTTAAAATTCACACATTTACTTCAAGTGGTTGTTTTGCAGTTTCAAATGCAGGCACTTCTTCAGGATCAAACACAGTAGATTACGTAGTAGTAGCAGGTGGAGGTGGTGGAGCAATTGGTGAATGGGGTGGAGGTGGAGGTGGTGCCGGTGGTTATAGAGAATCATCAGGCGTTGCATCAGGATCTTATACAGTTTCACCTTTAGGAGCTTGTGTATCAGCTTTACCAGTAGCTGTACAAACTTATCCAATTACAGTTGGAGCAGGAGGAGCAGGTGGTACTGCTAACCCTTATCACACAAATGGTGATGGAGATAGTGGTTCAGCTTCAGTTTTTTCAACAATATCATCAGCTGGTGGTGGCGGAGCAGGTGGTGGTAATCAAGCCCCAGGTCCAGTAGGATCAGGTAAAGCAGGTGGTTCAGGTGGAGGTGGATCAGGACCAGGAGGCGGTCCACAATCTGGTGCAAATTTTGGTGCAGGTAATACTCCTCCAGTATCACCCGCTCAAGGAAATCCAGGTGGACATTCTTCAAGCAAAAATGGATCAGGCGAAGGTGGTGGAGCCGGTGGTGGAGCAGGTGCAGCAGGTAATGATTCCCCAGGAACAGGTTATGGTGGAGATGGAGGTAACGGAGTTGCTAATTCAATAACAGGTTCACCAGTAGCAAGAGGTGGCGGTGGAGGAGCAACAGGTGATCCAGCTCCTAGTTATCCAGGTTCAGCAGGAACAGGAGGTACTGGTGGTGGTGCTTCAGCAGTTGACCCTTATCCAGGCACAGGTGCTGCAGGGACAGCTAATACAGGAGGTGGTGGAGCAGGTCAAAATTCAGGTGGAACAAGTTCTCCATCAGTTGGAGGAGCAGGCGGTTCAGGTATAGTAATAATAAGGTATAAATTTCAATAATTATGACAAGTAAAATTAAAGTAGATAATATAAATAAAGTTTCAGACGATTCTAACATCATTAAAAAATGTGGATCAACAACAACAGTTGGATCAGGTGCTGGTAATACAATTACAGTTGATGGTGCAACAGTTACAATAGGTAGATGTGGTGGTACCGTTTCATTAGCACCAGGAGCTTCACAATCAGGTTTTGGAACTCCATCTTCCTCTGTATTATGGTGTAACACAGCAAAAACTTCACCTTTTACAGCAGCAGATAGAGAAGGATATTTTGTTAATACAACTTCAGGAACTGTCACAGTTACACTTCCATCATCTCCTTCAGCTGGATCAGTAATTGCAATTAAAGACTACGCTAGAACTTTTGCTACTAATAAAGTCACTCTTTGTAGAAATGGTTCAAAAATTAATGCTGTTTGTGTAAACGCAGATTTAACTGTCAGTGGTCAGTCTATAGAATTAGTCTATGTAGATGGAACTAGAGGTTGGGTTGATATTCAAAACTGTCAATCAACTTCAGGAGTTGGTGGTGCTCAATATATTGCTGCTACAGGAGGAACTATTTATACATGTGGAGATTTTAAAGTTCACCATTTTGCATCTTCAGGAGTTTTTTGTGTATCATCTGGAGGTAATCCTGCAGGCTCAAGCACAGTAGATTATTTAGTAGTAGCTGGAGGTGGTGGAACAGGTCCAAGTAATGAAGGTGCAGGTGGAGGTGGATTTAGATTTTCAGCTTCTACTTATTGTATGCCTTCACAAGCACCTTCTTATCCTAATAGAGCTCCAGCAGGTTTATCTGTATCAGCGCAAGCTTACCCAATAACAGTTGGTGGTGGCGGGGCTTGTTGTGCAAACGGATCAGATTCAGTTTTTTCAACAATAACATCATCAGGTGGGGGTAAAGGAGGAGCTACAGGAGGTTCAGGCGGAGGAGCACCTCCAGGCGGTGGTGGAGCACCAGGTGGAGGATACGCAGGTAATACACCTCCAGTAAGTCCACCTCAAGGTAATCCGGGCGGTGGTTCAAATGGATCAAACGGCAGAGGCGGTGGAGGTGGAGGAGCACCAGGTTCATGTGGTCCAGTGGCTTACAGACCAGGAATAGGTACAACATCTCCTTCAGGCGGTAGACCAGGATCAGGTGGAGATGGTGGTGGATTATGTGCATCATTTAAATTAACATCTCCTTTTTTAGGAGAAGCATCAACAAGGACGCCTTCTCCAACAGCAAGTCCAGCAACTTACTATCATTTTTCTGGTGGTGGAGCAGGATCAGGACCTCAACCAGCTGGTGGTGGACCAACAGGAACAGGTGGAATTGGTGGAGGTGGAGACGCTCCAGTTAACGCAACAGGATCAGCAGGGCAAACTAATACAGGTGGTGGAGCAGGAGCTCCAAGTTTCGCAGGTGGATCTGGTTATGTTGTGATAAGATATAAGTTTCAAAATTAATTATGAGTACAATTAAAGTAAACACAATAACAAAAAGAACAGGAAGCACACTTACATTAGGTGAGTCAGGTGCAACAGTAAGTTTAGCTTGTGGTGCTACACAAACAGGTTTTGGTAGAACAGGGACAGTAAATTGGGTAACAACTAAAAAGACTGCTAGTTTTACTGCGGTATCAGGCGAAGGATATTTTTGTGATACAGCAGCAGTTGGAGCTTTTACTTTAACACTTCCTAGTTCTCCTAGCGCTGGAGATATTGTAGGTTTAAAAGATTATAATGGAAATTTTGCAACAGCTAATTTAACAATCGGTAGAGGTGGATCTCCTATTAATGGAGTTAATGCTGCTGATGTACCTATAAAAACTGCTGGTGCTTCAATATTTTTAGTTTATGTAGATGCAACTCAAGGATGGGTAGCAACTCAAGATGACTCATCAACTTTTGCTGGAAACAGTTTTATAACAGCAACAGGTGGAACTATTACCACTTGTGGAAATGACAAAATACACACATTTACAAGTACTGGAACATTTTGTGTTTCAGGTATTTCAAGTTGTGCACCATTAAATACAGTTTCTTATACAGTTGTAGCTGGTGGTGGAGGTGGAGGTGGTTCAGCAGCATCTTATTCAGGTGCTGGTGGAGGTGCTGGAGGTTTTAGAGAATTTAAATCTTCTGAAACACCTTACACAGCAAGTCCTTTAAATGGTAATCCTGGTGGGACAGCAGTTACAGTTACAGCAGCAGCTTTTCCAGTAACAATTGGAGCAGGAGGAGCCGGAGGTGGTGGATCTCCTAATTCATCCTCAGCACCAAACAGATCTAATGGAACAGATGGCTCACCTGCAGTATTTTCAACTGTAACTTCTACTGGCGGCGGTGGTGGTAGTAAAAGTGGAGCAGATCCAGGAGCAGTGGGTTCAGCTGGAAATCCAGGAGGTTCAGGCGGTGGTAGAGGGGGTTACAGTAATGCTCCTTCAGTAGGACAAGGCAATACTCCCCCTGTAAGTCCACCACAAGGTAATAATGGAGGTGGTGGAGATGCACCAAATCAAGGTTTTGGCGGTGGCGGTGGTGGCGCAACAGCAGTTGGAACTAGTTCCCCTGCAAGTCCAACTCATGGAGTACCTGGCGGTGCTGGAGCAACTACTTCTATAAATGCTTCTGCAGTAACATACGCGACTGGAGGACCAGCTGGAGGACCAGGGACAGAAGCACCTGAAGCTAATAATACTGGAAATGGTGGAAGTGGTGGTAAATTTTCTTCTTCTGGAAATGCTGGAAATGGAGGATCAGGAGTAGTAATATTAAGGTATAGATTTCAATAGTTGAAATAGATTAACAAATAATATATAAGGAGAACATTATGGCACATTACGCAAAATTAGGAGCAAACAATAAAGTTATAGCGGTTCACGTTGTAGCTGATAAAGATTGTCAAAATGCAGATGGTGTTGAAGATGAAGAAGTAGGTAGACAGTTCTTGGAAAGAATCCATAGCTGGCCTCTTTGGAAAAAAACATCTTACAATACATCTGGCGGACAACACAAAAATGGCGGAACACCTTTAAGAGGTAACTACGCAGGCATAGGTATGACTTATGATGAAGATAATGATATTTTCATTAGTAAGAAACCTTATGCTAGTTGGGTTTTAAATGTGGCAGAAGCAAGATGGCAATCACCAATTGGTGATGAACCAGCTTTAACTGAAGAGCAACAAGCACAAAATAATTCAGGAACCGTAGATACAGAACCAACTCATGCTTGGTATTATAGATGGAATGAATCAGGTCAATCCTGGGATCTTGTTGACGATTTAGCTTAATTTACTTGACATCAACATTTCATTTTATTACATATCTACATAGGTATGCAAAAGAAAGTATTAACCGAAGTTGACTTATATAATGGCAAGATCGCAATGCCTAAAGGCTTTGAGATTGATCTCGATAAAATAAGAAACGACATCATAGAATCTTACGTAAAACAAAACAGAGTTAACATTAATCCACAAACTTATGCTTTTGATGATTACGTAGTTCCTTTTTCTCAACCTTTACAATGGATGCAAGATTATATGCGAGATCATTGGAGAGCTGAATACGGCAGAACTTTAGTGCAAAAAAATATGCATGGTAATGTTATGCATCCTAAAGAAAAATCTTGGACGAGGAATCAAGTTGAGCCAGTTGATTTACGTAATTCACCAGACTATACCTTTATCTATGGTGTTGATGTTAAAGAGGGTTCTTCAGATTGTATTATTGAGTATGATGATAACAGAAGAAAAAATAGAACTTGGCACATACCTTTAAAAAATAATGAGTTTATAATGTTTCCAGCTACTAATAAGTATTCTTTCTCACCTAATACTTCTAATGGCTTAAATATAATTTTAACAATTAATTATGAATTTATCTAATTACTACTGGTACTTTCAATCTGTGATACCACCAAAAATCTGTGATGATATTGTGCGTTATGGAAAGGCAGAAAAAAACAGAGAGATTATGGCTATTACAGGTGGATATGGTAGAGATAGAGATTTAAATAAAAACCCTCTTAGTAAAGACGAAATAAAAGATTTACAAAAGAAAAGAGATTCAAATATTGTTTGGATGAATGATACTTGGATATATAGAGAAATTTCTCCTTATGTTGTAATGGCAAACAAAAATGCAGGTTGGAATTTTGATTGGGATTGGTCAGAATCTTGTCAGTTTACAATATATAAAAAAGGTCAGTATTATGATTGGCATGCTGATAGTTGGGATAAACCATACGTCACTCAAGATAATACAAATGGAAAAATAAGAAAATTATCTGTTACAGTTAGTTTAACAGATCCAAAAGAATACAAAGGTGGAGAGTTAGAGTTTGATTTGAGAAATGAAGACCCTGATAAAAACCCTAACATTAGAACGTGTACTGAAATATTACCAAAAGGCTCTTTGGTTGTATTTCCTAGCTTTGTGTGGCATAGAGTTAAACCAGTAACGAAAGGAGTAAGGCATAGTCTAGTAATATGGAATCTAGGTTATCCTTTTAAATAATATGATACAAGGCGGAAGTAGTAAACCAAAAGGACATGTAGATTTTAACTCTGCATTTTATTTTCAAACACCAGTGTGGATGGCAGAAGCCCCAATGTTTTTGAAAAACTCAATTAAAGTGACAGATAAATATATTAAGAAAGCAGAAAAAGTTTTAAAAGATAAATTAAAGAAAGAACCTAAATGGAAAAAAGATATAGGTACATTTGGTTTATCAAAACATAGTGAAAGTTTTTCTAACGATCCTAATATGAAAGACCTAGTACAATTTATAGGTCAAAGGTCTTATGAATTTTTAGACTGGCAAGGATTTGCTTTACAAAATCATAGCTTACACTTTACAGAATTTTGGGTACAGGAGTTTAGTGAAAAAGGTGGTGGTCATCATGATACTCATGTTCATTGGAATCAACATGTATCAGGATTTTATTTCTTAAAATGCAGTGAAAAAACATCTTACCCAATATTTCATGATCCAAGACCTGGTGCAGAAATGACAAAGTTGTTTACGAAAAATCAAGAACAGATTACATTAGCAAGTAATCAAGTGCATTATAGACCAAAACCAGGAACCATGATTATCTTTCCAGGTTATGTTCCTCATCAGTTTGCAGTGGATCCAGGTTTAGAACCATTTAGATTTATACACTGGAACATTAAAGTTGTTGAAACAGCAATATCAAAAGAAACAAGTTACAAAAATGAACCTAAATAATATTTTTTATAAAAAAAATTTAACGTGGACAGATGATTTCGTTAAAGAAAATATAAAAAATATAGAGAAAAATTATTCTATGTACCCAAATAGAAATAGATGGAACTGTGATTGTCATGTTGTTCACGATAATGATAAAGGTGTCTATCCTGTTAATTATTCTTTTTTAAGAAAAAAGTATGAAAAATTATCAGAAGAAGCTTGTAAAAATTATAATATAAAAAATTATCATTTAAGTGATATTTGGTATAGTTATTACAAAAACAATCAGTATCAAGAACCCCATATTCATGAAGGTAATGGTGGTTTAACCGCAGTGCATTATTTGTTGTATGATTCTAAAAGTCATTCGGTAACTCATTTTACAGATAACAAAATAAAATCACCACAAATAAAACAAGGAGATATTTTGTTTTTTCCTTGTGATATAGAACATTATGTTCCTTATAATAAAACCGACAAGCCAAGACTAACTGTGGCTTTTACTATAACTAGAAACTTACCATAACCGTAAAGGAGTAATATGAGTTTTAAAAAGAAAAAATATACAGTTTTAAAAAATGCTATTTCACATGATTTAGCTATGTTTGTTTATAATTATTTTTTGATGAAAAGAAGAGTAACTAGAACAATGAGAGATGCTAGATACATCTCACAATTTGCTGAAGAGTGGGGAACATGGGAGGATCAACAAGTTCCAAATACATATTCTCATTATGCAGATGTAGCTATGGAAACTTTACTTTTAAAAGTCCAGCCTGCAATGGAAAAACACACAGGATTAAAATTAACTCCAACTTATTCTTATGCAAGAATATATAAAACAGGAGATGTGCTACGTAGACACAAAGATAGATTTAGTTGTGAAATATCTACAACGCTAAACCTTGGTGGTGATCCATGGCCTATCTTCTTAAATCCTAATCCTAAAGCAGGAAATGTAAGTGGACCTATTGGAGGAAAGTACGGAACACAAAAATACCACGCCACTAACGATAAAGGTGTAAGAATTAATTTAAAACCAGGAGATATGTTGATTTATTCTGGTTGTGATTTAGAGCACTGGAGAGAAGAGTTTCAAGGCACAGATTGTGGCCAAGTTTTCTTACATTACAACAAAATTTCTAAAAAAGCTGATCAAAATATGTTTGATAAGAGACAGCATTTAGGACTACCAGCTTGGTTTAAAAAGTGATATAGTCTTTAGATGGGAACAGTGACTCCACCACATACCTCACTGTTCCCTTTTAAGGACATATTATGAGTTTAGGATTTGACGCAATAGCAGCATTACCATTCGCTACATCAGGACCCGATTCAGATGTTGCGGTAGTTGTAACAGGTAATCAATTAACTATTACTATTGGAAGTGTAGGTATCATAGCAGATGCTGTTACAGAGGATGCTACACCTAATCCATTAACTTTAGGTCTTGGTACTTTAAGTATTACTGGTCAAGCAAATATAAGTGTTACAGCTAACCCATTAACATTAGGTGTTGGAACGGTTACAGTTACAGCAGATGCTACGGCTTCTCCTACAGCAAATGCATTGACGTTAGCGACTGGAAATGTTACAGTAACAGGAACGGCACTTGTAAGCCCTAGTGGGGTACCACTAACGGTAAATACAAAAGAGCC